CTCAGATGCTGAAGAACCTGAAGTACCGTCAGAGGCTCCGACTGAAGACCCTGAAGTTCCGGCAGATGCTCAGGATGATGAACCTGAAGTCCCGTCAGTACCTTCGCAGCCTGATGGGCCTGAAGACCCTGACACGCCTAATGGCCCGACAGACTTGGACGACCCTTCAGAGCAGCCTTCAGTTCCAGGTGTTCCGGGTAGGGACGGTAGAGATGGACGGGACGGGCTGAATGCGTCAGGGATGTTCGACCCCGAGTGGACGGAACTGTTCCCATACACCAAGCTATCTCCGAGCCAGAGAGCCATACTGGCACCGGTGAAGAAACACGTACAGAGGATTAGATGATGAGGACTTATAAGGAGTTGGTAAATGGAGTCCTGACTAGGCTCCGAGAAGACGCAGTAGCTACAGTGGCGGCGGGTGATGCGTATGTTCAGATAGTTGCTGACTATGTAAACGATGCTAAGCGTACCGTAGAGGACGCATGGCGGTGGAACGGACTCCGGAGGGTTGTCGAGTTTACTACTGTTGAAGGACAGCAGGACTACAGCTTGACAGACTCCGGAAATTATGCTATAATAGATACAGTACTTAACACAACAACCACTGGCTACCTAGGTAATCAGACTCTGAAGGCTATGCGCTACAGAGATGCCGTTTATGATGGAACCAGTTCATATCCAACCACTTACGCTCTGAATGGCATTGACGGTAATGGGGATGTTAAGTTACGGCTGTCGCCAGTACCCATTGCTGGTCAGGCTATTCAGGTTGACTTGTGGCAACGTACACCTGACTTTACCTCTGATGATGATGTACTGGTTATCCCTGATAAGCCTGTGTTGTATCACGCCCTAGCCTTAGCAGCTAGTGAGCGCGGAGAAGTTGGTGGTCTAACCTCAGCAGAACTCTCCCAAGTAGCTAGGCGCTACCTGTCAGACGCTATCGCACTTGATGCGAACATGAATCCAGCAGACCTTATATGGTATACTGAGTAATGGCACAGCAGCAGAACATAACTATCGCAGCACCTGCGTTCTTCGGGTTAAACACCCAGGACTCCCCTATCACCCAGTCACCTAACTTTGCCAAGGTGGCTGAACATGCGGTGGTTGACCGCTATGGTAGGATTGGTGCTCGGAAGGCTATGGCCCTCTCCAGTACTACGATACCTAATGAGACTCCCCCAGCTGGGCAGACTTACGAGTACATCATCAATGTTACCCAGCGTGTTAACGTCAACGGTACATGGTGGATACTGTGTGCTGGCCAGCGGAATGAGATAGCTGATGCCGATGGTTCTGTAACCTCGGTAGTCAGTCAGATGTACCGGTATGACCTGGATACAAACACTCTGGCACTTATGACAGTACCAGCAGTTAACGACTCTACCACCCTCTCAAGGGCCACCCTCGTACCGTTCAATGACAAGGCTTATGTCATGTCCAGCACTAACGAGATGCTGGTGTTCGATGGGACTATGACGCTGAAGCTCATCAGCACTGAGGCTGGCTACATTGGAATCGACAACACTACCGCGCCTACGCCTACTGGTGGGGTTGGTGCGTATGGACGACTGTGGTACTTTGGCCACGGTGGTGACGACCAGACCCTCTACTACAGTGATCTACTGATTGCTGCAAGCGCTTATGATCCGGGTGGCATAGACCCGCTCTCGACAGCTGGTAAGATTGATGTTCGAGAGTACTGGCCACAAGGTCAAGATAGCATCGTGAGTGTCGCTGCTCATAACAACCTGCTGATTATCTTTGGCAGGCAGTCTGTACTGTTATGGGGTAACCCACAAGGTGACCCAGCAGCTGTAGGGGGCATATACTTGGCAGACACTGTAGCCAACATAGGCTGTATAGCCGAAGGCTCGGTAGTCAATACAGGCAATGACGTACTCTTCCTCGATGATACCGGTGTTCGATCACTGGGTAGGACTATTCAGGAACAGTCAGCACCTATCGGTGACATTACTAAGAATGTACGGGATGATGTACGGGAACTGATTCGTAGTACCGTAGACCCCAGAACTATTCGTATGACCTACGCACCTGACGAGAGCTTCGTGCTCTTGATCTTCGGTGAGAAGAACATGGTGTTCTGTCTAGACATGCGTAGTCCTCTTGAGGATGGCGCAGCCCGAGTAACAACATGGCCGGGTGTTATGGTGAATGACGCATCATTCCTAGAGTCAGGTAGTGAGGAGGGTACGCTGTTCTTCGGCTCGAGTGTGGGTGTTGGTATGCTAAAGTACGATGATACCTACCTGGAGTATACCGGCAGTCCGTACCTGTTCCGCTACTACAGCCATCCGTTAACCTTCGGAGACCCAGCGCGGTTGAAGTTTGTTAAGCAGGCTGACTTTACAGTGGTGAGTTCACTGACTGATACCAATGGGTTTGTCAAGTGGGCGCAGAACTATAGTGATGCCTATAAGAGCAGGCAGATAGTAATCACTGCTGGGCAGGCTGACTACTGGGGAGATGGAGAGTTTAACAACGCTTCATACCTAGAGAGTGACGCACGTATCAAGAGATACAAAGTAAACACAACAGGTAGCGGTGAAGCTATCAGTGTAGGATTGGAAGTAGAGATTGATGGCACTGCCGCATCGCTACAGGAAATTAATATTCAAGCATTACTCGGGAGAATTATCTAATGGGTGCATTATCAGAACTGCTTGGTGCTGGAGTTACCGCCGCTGGTGGTGCCGCCATTGCAAGCAACTTAATTGACACTGGCAAAAACGCACAGGAACAACTTGGCGGCTATGACCCAGCGTCTGAATCGTTCACAGGACTGGCCGGAGGGTTGGTAGACTCTACTGCCTTTAAGCCATACACAGTTACAACCAACCTGGGCCAAGGCTCGGTAGGCGCTGATGGTAGTGTCGATCTTGGTGTTGGGCCTAACCAGCAGTTGCAGGATGGTGGTCTCCAGAACTACGGATACGGCAGTGGTAACATGCAGTCCGGTGCTGGTATGATTTCCGGAGCAGAGGCGGGTCTCGGCGCTGGTGCTGGAATGCAGAACAGTGCTTACGAGATGGCCATGAACAACCAATCCAACCCAGCCTATCAGCAGGCTATGAGTGCTATGGGTGGGGGCATGAATGGCTTGCAGGGTATGCAGCAAGGCTATCAGGGTGCCGCTAACCAGATGATGCAGAACTCACTGCAAGATACAGCTGGTCGAGAAACCGACATTTTCGGTCGTATGATGGCAGCACAGCAGCCCGGACTAGACCGGCAGAATGCACAGATGCAAGCACGTGCACATGCTCAGGGTCGCGGTGGTGTAGCTGGTAGTCAGTACGGTGGCAGTGGTGAGCAGTACGCTCAGTCACGCGCTCAGATGGAGGCTCAGAACTCGGCAATGCTCGGTGCGATGGGGCAGGCCCAGAGTGAGATGATGAACCAAGGCAGCTTGGCGGGTCAGTATGGTCAGCTTGGTAACGCTACGGCTGGTCTCCAGGGACAACTCGGGCAGAGCATGGGCCAGCTTGGTCAAGGACAGGCAGCGCTTGGTCAAGGTGCTGGAGCACTGGCCAGCAGCATAGGCTCAGCGATGGACGCTAACGCTATGCAGAGTGGACAGCTTGGCGGTATGCTGGCCAACATAGGCAACATGCAGACCAACGCAGGGTTGCAGGGTTACCAAGGTAGCTTCATGCCGATGCAGACTCAGATGGATGCAATGGGTCTTGGCTTGCAGAACAGCAACCTTGCTCAGACTGGCCAGATCGCCGGAGCCAACCTCGCAGGCCAGACTACACTGGGTGGTATCCAGACTGATGTTAACGCTCAGAAGGCAGCGTCTGAAGTCTACGGTAATATGTTCGGTTCGCTGGGTAACATCATCAGCGGGTCGGATACTATCGATGATTGGTTGTCCAAGATTCCAGGGTTAGGAGGTTAAGATGGCAGGAACAGCAGCAGACTTATCGGGAATGCTTACGGGCATTGCAAGCACAGTCGGGGAGATGGGCAAGCCAGCCTCGGCTTTATTTCAGAACCTCGGTGCTCCCCTGCCTGACCCCAACGACCCTAAGTCGATGGAGGAGTATGCGGCGTGGCTTCAGAAGATGGGCAGGAACGATGAAGCCCTTCAGTACATG